GGTATAGTCTCAGGGATTAGCTGGGAAGAGTTATGGTTCGCTATCAGTCTAGCCAATGATGGTGATGAGTTTGATATGGCTATCTGGTCTACCTGTGAACTTAAGAGTATAGTAGAGGATCACTACAATGGAAGAACATGATTTTGGATCGTGGCGACCCGGACCTGTACCTGCACATAGGCATAGTAACGGAGGTGGTTGGGTTGCTGATACGGCTACTGTAGCAGAGACTGCTTATGTTGGAGAGGGTGCTGAGGTCTTTGGGGCTGCTGAGGTCTTTGGGGCTGCTCAGGTCTATGGGTATGCTCAGGTCTATGGGGATGCTCAGGTCTATGAGAATGCTCAGGTCTATGAGAATGCTGAGGTCTATGGGGCTGCTCAGGTCTATGGGGATGCTCAGGTCTATGAGAATGCTGAGGTCTATGGGGATGCTCAGGTCTATGGGGCTGCTGAGGTCTATGGGGATACTAGGGTCTATGGGGATACTAGGGTCTATGGGGATAAGGAAGTTGAAAAGGTTGAGAAACAAGATAACGTAAACAACCCCTCACATTACGGACAGGGGAATATTGAGGCTATTGAGTACATTGAAGACTTCCTTAATGAAGAGGAATACATTGGGTACCTACGTGGGAATATAGCTAAGTATATGCACCGCTTTCGATACAAGAATGGAGTAGAGGATCTAAAGAAAGCACAGTGGTACCTTAACAGACTAATCGAAGCACAAGAGAAGGAGAACTAATATGTTCACAGCAGCACTTATTATCTGTAGTATGACTGACATTACAAATTGCCAAGGCTTGAGTTCACAAAGTATCTACACTAGCTTGGAGGTGTGTGAAGCAAAAGAGGTAGAGGCAGAAGACTATTTTAATTCGCAAGGGGTTGTCGTTATGGCATACCGTTGCATCAACTGGGGGGAGCCTGTATGATAGCTTGGGGGACTATCCTAGATATTGCTATTATTGGTTTACTCTTAGTGGATATTGTTCTGTATAGTATGCTACGAAAGAGTGCCTCTGACCTATCTATTGTGGTAGGATACATCTACAACTACCTTAGACAAAAAGACGACAAGTTTTAAACAGCAAAAGACCCCCAATGGAATTAACCATGGGGGTCTTTTTGTATCTATACGTATGTTATGCACAACCAGCGTCGAAGCCTTTAACCACTACAAACCACTTGTTAATGACTTGTGGTGGGGTACTACCCTGATACTCTAAGGTGGTGCTCACAGCCTCGTCTATGGGGGTCTCAAGTACCTCACACAAGGCACTATCCGTAGCGTTACTTTTTGTTCCTGTCCCTAAAGTACTGCAGGCTGTCAGTAGCATCATTAGGGTTAGCGTTAGGAGTAGCTTTAATGGCATCCCTGATAACCTTCCTTTTTGTATTCTGTAGTTCCTGTAGTTCCAGTTGGATCTTGTCTCTTTCTGCTGACTGAATATACTGGATCGTGAAGTATGAAATCAAGCCAACAACCAAAGCAGTTACTACAATAAGAATTACTTTTGATCCAGCAAGTGCTCGTAGTAGTATCATCCAATCTCCATCCTATCCTTACTAAAGTATCCCTCTACAGTTGGCTGTTTAAATCCGAATGCAGCCATAGCGAATACTGTAAAGGGCCACACTACAATGGACAACTCTTCTGTCTGACCATTAAGACCTAAGTAGATTAAACAACCTAGTAGGATCATAGCTACTTCTCTTGTCCATGTCTTTTTAGGTTTAGTCATGGCCTCTCCAATCTAGCAAACACTTTACTAACCCTTTTATCACCGCACTGGTGTACAGTACGAATCTCAATAATGTTAAACCCCATTAAGGGGACTGAGATATTAAGTCCTTGTGTACCTGCATCCCTATTGAAGTTCTTACCTAAGTTATTGCCATCTGTATACTCTAGGTACTGAGGTAGGGTGTCTATACCAACTACAGAGAACCTTTGAAGAGTACAGTCACCATTCTTAACAAAAGAATAACTGAGGTCAACTACATCCTCCCTCCAGGCCACCTCAATTTCCTTAACATACTTGTAAGGGTTTGGACCTAAGAAGTCTTGTATGACGGGTATTGTAGTTAGCAGGAGTATAACACCAAGCATGAGGTATGAGACTAGGAAACTCTTATTAAACAAGACTCAACCCCCCACCTACAATAAAGGCCATGAGAGCCACTACCAAACCGGACACAATAAGCCAAGTTAATTTAGTTAGTACACCTTCGATACCACTTAACCTACGTTCTACATTATTACGATGAACTTCATCAACTGCATTCCTCGTTTCTAAATGATTAACCACGCCTTTCACTGCCAGAACCTCTTGCTCGACTTTATCCATCCTAGATAGGACTTTTTCTTTCCAGTAGTCATCAGTCACCGTAATGCCTCCGTGGTAATTCGAAGTGGGGCGCATCAGGGAAAGAGCCTGTGTATTTACTATGCAAGAGTTTAGATGTACCCCTCCACTTACGTAGGTCATTCACTTTCCAGTTGCCACCCCAACGCAATGGGATATTCAGTTCACGAGAGGCCTTAAGGAAGACATCACAGACAGGGTAGAAGTCATCCCAATCCCATGATACAGGGTAGGGTACAATATCGATAGCGTGACCAGTAATGTGCCGAGAGTTCATAGTCTGCGACTTACCCTTAGCAACTAGGTCCCTCTGTCGAGATACTGAGCGTACCCCCTCTAGGATAGAGAAGTCATGTTCTGTGTGCTCAATAACGTAGTTAGCAATAGCTACCAAATCAGGATGGACCCCCTTTAGCTTACCCTTACTCTTATTTGAAAATGAATATTCCATTGTTTATCCTTTAATTATTCTCTGGTTCAGTGGGCCAAACTACATTGTGTGGTGCTCCAGGTTGATCTGTTATATCCCTTAGATCTTGTCTGTATTTTACCCAACTAGGTGTAGATTTTCTTGGGTTATCGGATAACTGAGTCCAGTCACTATTCGCTAGTTTGTAGAACCTATCCTTCCTCAATTTAATCCAAGCAGCCTGTAGATCTTCTTCTGGGTAATCCCCAAACTCCACAGGTAGGATTTCTCCATTTATAACTTTAGAGTTTAGGGTAGGTAGAACCTCAACCTCCAGAACAGCGTAGGTGTCATCCTCGTAGTCGTACATATCCTGATCACTCTGGATTGACCTTAGACTTTTTACTCGACCATCCGATTTTCTGTAAACAACAATATTCATCTCTTAGCTCCAAAAGCTGACAACGTACCATTATCTAGTGTGATGGCACTATTTGTTCCCACCCACCATACGACAATTGTGTGAGTGCCAGCAATTAGATTCCCACTCCAAGCCATGTTGGGCATATCATTAGTTGCATCACCACCCCTTGTCTGTTTAACATCACCATTAACAACAAGTTTTACCGCATGGGCTGAAGACCCAGTGTAACCTTGTGCCCCTGACCACGTTATGAGAACTTCTGCTGCTACATCTAGAGTTAGTTCTACAGTTTGCACAGGACCATCAGCAGCACCTCCAGCTTTATTGATGGTGTCAGTTGTTGATACTGGTACAATTACAGCCTCCCCTTTGATTTGGAGAGTGTCAACAGAGGCATCTACGAAAGAAGCATAGTCAATATAGGCATCTGTAATATATGTTCCTGCAGGAAAAGTAACACCATTTACTGTCCTTGGGGAGGTAAAGATTGTGAAAGGTTGATCCCCTGCAGTACCAGAGGAGTTAAATACTGCAAACTGGTCAGCCCTTACGTTGAAAGCGGAACCCCCTATCCCAGACAGAAGCTGGAACCCTGAAATATTCCCATTAAGGTCTACCGTTACACCATACTTACCTTCAAGACCATCAACACTATCCTCAATAATATTAATTGTTGAAATCGTAGCGTACTCACCATCAATTTCAGCGCTAAGTGCACTAACCTGAGAGGCAATAGCCGCCTCACCAGTTGGGTCTAGGGCATCCCAAGGTATTACGGCAGGGCCAATATCTGCAGCAGTAACCTGACGAGAGGTACCCGACACAGGACCAACATAATTAGAGGTATTACCTGAGTAATCTACAGATCTAATCCAGTAGTACCTTGTGGTTAGGGGGGCAAGGTTACCTCTGTTAAAGGAACTACCTGCTGCGTTTGCAATCTTAAGAGCTGACCCAAGACTAGTGGTGGAACCTTCCCATATTTCAGTCTCTTTAAAGTCTAAATCGGCAGGGTTAACCCAAGACAGGTTGATAAATCCCAGATCCCCTTCTGCGGTTAGGCTAGTGGGGTCTGCAGGTGCTATACTATCCCCACCGCCAGTGAGAGTAGTAGTTGCCCACTCACCTTTTATAGAGGATACTGTAACAGCCCTGACCCTAAAGGTGTACTCCACACCATCTACAATAGGAGAGAGTTCTACACTGTACCCTGTAGTAATAGTACTCGCATAGTTTAGGTCCGTGGTTACTTTCCACTCTACTTCATAATGATCTACAAAAGAGCTGGGGGCTTTAGCCCAAGAGAGTACAGCAGTACTTATCGACGTTCCGTCACCAGTAACTCTATTAGCTTCATACACAAAGAGGCTTGAAACAGTAAGACCAGCACTGAAAACAGGTAAAGTAGTGTTATTGCCTATAATATCACTCTCTTCTGCATTCCAATCAAAAGCAGCAGATGAAGTCTCTTGTAGCGTAAGTGTTACACGTAAGTCGCCCGCGTCTTGACTTGAATGGAAATCCCAAGCCAGAACCTCAAACTCTTTAGCGTCCCAACCATAGCGAGTGTTAGTGAATGCAATAATATCCCCAACCTGAACATCGAAAGCATTAACCCCAAACTCTGCAGTAAAGGACATTTGCTCACGACCACGGAACAGAGTTAACTTAGCAAGCCTCTGAGCCATAGCGCTGTCAGTAGTAAGAGGTAGTGTTAGATCAAGAGCATTCTCTAGACCATTGTCTTCTGCAATAAAGACAGCACTCTTAATCTCTGGGTAATCCTCTTGGATATACCTAGCGTCCTTATTATTAAAGGTACCACGTACAATGTTAAAGTTATCCCTACGGCTAACACGAGTGGACAAAGAGATAGGACCACGGAGGTCGTCCAGTGTAAGGGTCTTAGTGGGGGCAGTATAGTAACCCGGCTTAAGTTGCCACTTACCTTGACCCCAGAAGAGTGTACCAGCGCAGGCTGTAGTCATAGACTGTAGAATATCACCAGGGGTAGATGCAGCAGAGACAACACCGTTAATTTCATACCGAGGTTGGGTACCTGCAGTAACTAGGTCAATGTCTTCATCACAGACGTTAGCAGCAACAGCAAACACCGTGTCATCTGTGAACCCTGCATCATCCATACCATATTCAGAAACTAGGTAGTCACGAATACACAGGGCAGCATTAGCTGAGTATGCAGTAAGAGTTGTACGAGGGTCGTATACTTTTTTACCACGAACTGTAGCTGTGAATGTAGGGATACCATTAGGGAATACTTCTGTATCGTATTCCAAACGGATGTACATATAGGCAATACCGTAGCCAATAAACTTAGCACCCTCAGTACCGACCAATACTTCAGACTCCCCAAAGAGAGTACCAGCACCTACTGTCTGATTACCTGTGAATGCCTCAATACGGACTTTACCTTTCCACTTATCCCCTGTTACATAGCCACTACGAGAATCCTTAGAGGTAACAGTGGCAGAGGTGAAGTTCACATTACCCCCATACTCTGATCCAGAAGTAACCTCTTTACTGTACGCCTGTTCCTCTATTTCTAGGAATTGGGCCTCAGTAAGGGACGCAGAAACTGCATAATCCAAAGCGGGGGGTACAGAAAATTCAAAGACTGTAGTAAAAGGTTCTGGATCACCCTCGGCCCCGGTTTCCCTTGCACCAGCATAGGTGATACTGTATGTGGTGGCGGTCTCAATAGTTACAAGCTCATCATTGACACGTACCGCAGTAATAGATTCTACTTCATGTGCAGCCATAGTAAGAACCAAGTGGAGGAACTTATTATCTTCACCAGTAGATTCTACATAGGTAATTACGCCACCCTTACGGACTTCACCATAAACGTATTCACGAGGGGCTGCAGCATCCTTAATGTTAGTGATAAGCCCACGATCTTGACCCTTTGGCTTACCTGTGAGAGCCGCCATAGCCCATGAGGTTACTGCACTAATACCAAGTCCTACAAGGAATGATGTAGCCCAGAGACCTACTGCTGCTGCACCTGTAGCTGTAGTGGCAATACCTGTAATAGCGGCTGCAATGCTAATAGGATCACGAGGAGACTTGTCCCAATCGTTAGGGTTATTAAATACATTATACGGGAGTTTATTTTTCATTTACGTGTCCAAGCCCTATCAATCATTTCTATGGGCATACTCATTAAGCCCTCTTTAGATAAGAACACAGCGGATGTCCCTACACTAATACCCATTGCTACACCAATAGCCCACCTCTGAGAGTGTTTAGTAGTAACTAGAGACCCCCTTGGCGGTACACCATTGTAAGGGGTTAATCTATCATCTACAGCAGCCTCAAAGGTTTTATAACCAAAGGTCTTCCTAAGAGCATCCCTTCTAAGAGGCACACCCTTTTCATTTATATACTTACCTAATAGGTCGTCACCCCAACCTTCACCATACATCTCTTTGAATGCAGAGTTAGTAAAGATAAGGCAATCATGTTTACCCCATTCAAAAGGAGTGTCTTTGACTGACTTAAGGTATTCGTTTAGTAGGTTGTACGGCCCCATGTTATTTCCTTGTCCTGTAAGTCTGAGACATAAGAAAAGAATATGTCCTCTTGAGCACCAGTAAGAAGTGCTTGTTGGCTCTCGTGTGTGTAGCGTCTCTCTTTAGCCCTCTCCAATTGGACTAATTTATTCTCTACTGTAAGAGATATAATAGAACTCTCACCACTGTCATCGATATTCATAACGTCCATGAAGCCGCTAAATACCTCTACGGCATTATCTACATCAGTAACACCAAATAGGATACGGCATGGGCGGTTCTGGTAAGGCTCAGAGAGAGCTAAGGAGACTAGTTCGGTAGGTACACCACTCATAGTGATAGTTGCGTTCTTAGCGGATAAATCTACAGCCTCCTGTAATCCACTGATACCGAGAAGACCCCCCGCTCCAGTATAAGTATTACCCTCAATAGTACGATCCCCTAGACCTGTCCAGAACCTAACTGGAGAAGTATCGAATAGGAACTCTACTGCATAAAATGGAGATACATTAGTTTGAGCTAGTGCTGTTAATATTGCTGCTGCTACTGTCCTACTCATAGTGCCTCCATACAATCAAATGAAATACCATAGATACTACTATCATTAATGGACCAGGATGTTTGGTTAGTGGACAACCTGAATACACCCTTTGCTGCATTAAAGGTTACAGTGGCTGCAGTGTAGTTAGCCCTAAGTGCAGGCCAGATCTCTAGGCCACCATTACCTGAGTGATCCACTAGTACTTGATGTAGCCTAGCAGTGGCACCACTACCTAACTGAATATAATCACCAGCTAATAGTGAGCCTGTCATATTAACAGTAACTGTCTCATCCCCAATGGAACCAGTAAGAGTAGCAGTGTTTATGTCACCCCTTGGAGTAGCATAGTCGGGATCACCCAATAGGAATGTACCTGTCTGCCCCTTTAGTGCTGTAAGCATAGCCTTCCAATCAGCAGAGTACTCACGTAGTACAGGGGGAATAGAGACAGAAGCTGTCCACATCTGACCTGAGTAAGTGAATACCTGCTGACTAAAAGTAAAGGGAGAACTACTAATAGCTACTGCATTGTTTGCTGTGAGTTCTATGTTAGCAATGCCTACACTAGTTGGTAGACTTAACGGGTAAGTAATAGCCATGATTTAGAAGGACCTTCCATAAGAGCCACCGCGTCTTTTACTGTCGACTACGGCACGTTTAGTTGCCTCTGAGATTTTAGGCATTTCACCTTGGATAATGCGCTTGACACTCTCATCACCATTAGCAGCAATATTAAAGTTATTGTTTACTACTACAGAACCAGAACCAGATGTCTCTACACCCAGCTTACCATTCTTACCACGCTTCAATGGCATAATAGCCTCTGGACCAGCTTCACCCAT